ACACACTGCATATCGTCGGCAGCGTCAGATGTGTATAAGAGACAGACCATTAGCTCCCTCTACTGATATTGTGGAAGGACCGGCAGTAATCCCTGTATCTTCAATGAAATTTCCAGGATAAGCCGTAAGAGTTAATTCTTTAATTTCATCAGCAGGGATACAGATAGCTATCAGTTTCCATTTATCTACAGAGAACTTGTATGTGCCTGGTCCCTTATATAGTCCACTTGATCCCAATGCACGTACTTCAGCAGAAGTCTTAGGAATGGAAGAACATATACCGGCAAACCATTTACGTCTAACATTTACGCTGATTGTATCTTTAATCTCCTGCCTTGGCAATGTGCCATCTTCGCTAGCTGTATAGATGACCGTAGCTTTATATGTTTCATTCTGACTATAAGTACCCTCCAGTTGCCTAACCGCAGTTTGAATGCCGCCAACTTCTTCAGAGAAATTTAACTTATTATTCGGATTTTCGTCATAATATGCGGATTCCATTGGCCCTTGTCCATTCCGGGATGCAGTATATGTAATATAGCCTTTGCTTGTACCAAACTCAACATCATTTGCTGTTGAGATCTTGCTTCTCAATTCTCCCACTGATTTTTGAGAAAGCATTCTAATAAATGCATCCACCACTGTAGTGCCTTCCAGAATAACATCACCAGCCTTGAAATATCCCGCCTTATCCACAGTCACTTCTACGTTTTTTGTAAACTTAGCGGTTCCTTCGCCTGTACCAGTAGACGATCCACCGCTACTGATTATTTGTTGCTTAATCCTTTCTTTACGGTAAGTAAGAGAATCAATCTTACTTTCCAGTTCTCCCAACTTGGAATAAGGAGCTGTCTCCCCAACAGTATACACCAAAGAATCATACGGCACATCCAAAGGATATTCATAGCCAATTATTCGCGATATCCTTCCTTCCTCAAAATAGGCTTTATTGATCAGGTTTACTTTTTGACCAATAGAGAACTTCTTCGCGAATGCAGGATCATACATGCCGGTGTCCGGGTCAACACCATAGATGTAATCCGGCATCATCGTACTGTCATAAGTTGATGGGTCCTGCTTTAATTCGTTGATATATTCCTTTGCCCTTTCTTCAACTTCTTTCTCCGCATCAGGAATAAGCTTATCGGATACGAATTGAGGATCGTACCCATATAGAATATACGTATCACCGCTAGTGGGATGCAAAATGTCATCCGGGAGCATACGCCCATAATCATCATTGCGCTTCACCTCATAGACCTGTGCTCTTGGATTCCATGTGCCATCTTCAAGGCGTTCAGGCTGATACGTATCAGACGATGAGTCATAAGGATTAAATATAACTTCAAAATCCATGCCAGCCAAGGGACCGGATTGGAATGCTACGCGTAATTCCTCTCCTGGTAGTTGATAACTTTCAGAGAAATGAAAGCCTAAGTCCGCATCCTTAAATCTCCATGCAGCCCATTTTGATTCGGTCTGACTTCCATCTGGATTCTCTGTAGTATCAGTATATGAATGCGTATATACATCTCCGATTTCCCCTATACGACTAGGATAAATATCATCAAAAACAACAATCTGCTCAATAGCTTCCTCTGTATACATATCAGGGTAAGCGTCAATGTATGGAACTCCCTCCGGCATCATCAAATGTTTGGTTACAATACCTTCAACCGTTAATAACGTTTTATCATCTGAAAAATAGCTTATAGGAATTCGGCTTTTTATAATATTGTTGATGGTATACATATTCCCGGCAGATACACTAACGCCTTCGGGAAGACGCAATACATTTGCTGCTTCCCCTATCAGAAAATCGGGATTATATATCGCATCAAATGTCTGACCTTCATTGGGTCCCGTAGTGAATGTCACAGAGGCATTTGCCGACTTAGCTACATTCTCAATAGTAATATCCCCAGATGAACCGGCAAGTATCATCATTAAAGAAGAAATTGAACCTGGTAGTTGGAAGACAATATATAACTTCAAATCAGTAGCCCCACGCTCAATATTTATCTCTTTATTTAGGACAACTTTATCTGTCAGTTCTTTTTCCTGATTGTCATATATAGTGCGTACGTTTCCTCCAATACCATAACTCTTCTCTACATCATTGATTTTATATCGAAGCTGCCATCTCCAGCTATATATTCCTGATGGTAAATATTCCCTCTCCACAGATGAACCGGCTGGAGGGACTATTGTTCCTATATTAAACGAAGCACCTTCACTCTTTATTGCATAAGTTCCCCCGGCTGGATTGTTTGATAAAGATTCATAATTCAGATCATTCAACCCGGCTTTGACATATCCACTTGTCCGCACAGATGCCTTAAACTTATCTCCTATCTGGTCATCGGTAGGAAAATAGTCTATATTAAGCACTCGTGATGTATCAGAAATATCACGCCCATTTACCTTCTTAACATCGAATACCAGTTTTTTACGATACGTCTGTGGAATATTTCGCGTAGAACCGAAAGCATATATTCTAGTTGCATAAGAAGTCTGACTGTCACTCCGATTCATTGCACTAACATTAACACCAATCTCAAAATCGACCGGATCACCATGTTCGCAACGACCAAAACGGATTACATCTTTCTCTATCCACCATTCGCATTCAAATGTTTGAGACATTTGAGAAAGAGCGTCTAGCATGTTCATGTTATCATATGAAATCAGCTTGGATGAATCATCCACAGAATCGTCAATTTTGCATGTAAATGCTTTCCCTTTATACTGATAGCCTAACACTTCTAGATTTTTCAAGAACACATCCATGTGAACCTTTAGTGTATCGGTCAAATTCCAGCTAGCTTCTCTTCCACTACTTTGAGGAGTATAGAAGAACCTCTTATTTTTCCACTTCCAATAGTAAGCATCAAGCTTTAATTCGTAGTCATATCCCCCGGTAGTAGTATTGTAAGTAGGTTTATATAAGTCTACAAGCTCAAACAAACCAATATTCTCGTCATCAATGTAATCCCCAAGCTGAAAGTAGACAGGTTCAGCTAATGAGAACTTGAGAGTAATGTAATCAGAACTCATTAGCTGGAACTTTCTTTTACTACCTTCGTTGATAGGAGTAGAAAGACGGATGTTGCCGGATATGTCTTTGATGTCTACTAATTCTGCCATATCACAAAGTTCGTTGATAGAAACATCAAAACATAAAATCCGGCAACTCTATAAACCACAATTCGCCAATTGTGGTAACTTTATTCCCTATTCGCTGGATTCGGCTCGTTCAGCTTAACCGAAATCTTTGAAAACGTCCTTGCGATATTGAAACCGAAAGATTGAGAACGGAGGTAGTATAAGTGATATACCTCTTCGCCTAGTTCCGGAACTTTGACTGCAAATTCCCCCTTTGTTATTTCGTCTAAGAATGCCTTATATTTGGCAATATAGTCAGAAGGGGAAACTCCTTTTAGCGTAAAGGTAAGAGTCAGGTCCCGTTCGTCAACCTTTCTGTTTTCGATTATAACCCTTTTCCCGTCCTGCAGGCGTGATTTGTTTTCAATCACATCTTTCATCGGAAGTGGAGCGTAAATAGCTTCTATGAACCCGTCTCCCATATTGACTCCCCACGTCGTATAGGCGTCCTTGTTATTGATTAGTAGGTCTCCTGTCATAATATTACTTTTTTGATAATCCATTAGTATTTCGCTTGACTTCTGCAATATCAGCCGCCATCTGCTGGATAGGCTTCACCATGACGTTAGTATTGTCACGAATGTCTGTTATAGCCTCGTAAGAAAGCCGTATCAAATCCCTTGTCTCGCTAGCAATGTCCTTTATACCAGATGAGTTTGCACTAATAGTCAACATTCCTGCTTTAAGTTCAAGGATGGACATTGTTTGAAGCTGGTTTTGATTCTTGATTTCTTCACCGGCAATCTGAAGAGCAGTGAAGCGACCGTTCAACTCGTCAGCAGAATCCTGAGACATTGTAGCAAAGCCTTTCTTGGAAGATTCCTGGGAAGTAGATGTGCCGCCACCGCCTACGATCTGCTCCCATGCCTTTCTGTCTTCAAGAGCACCATTTACAATAGTATCCCACCCTTCTCTTAAGTCTTTAATATCAGAAGAGGTGATACCTCCCTCTTTGCCCATGGCCTCAGAAAAGGATTCATACCATTTTCTTAATTCATCTTCATATCCCTTCGCGAACATTTGAGTGAATACAGCCTTTCGCATATACTCTCCAAAATTATCAGCAAAGTCTTTGGATGAAGCATCCATGTCCATGAGAGTATCTATGAAGTTGTCAAACAGACTATCGAATGACGTCTGAGTCAATTGTTCTTGAACGGCTTTCTGAATATCTTCTATTCTCTCTCCACCTTCAATAATCTTATTGAGGTAGTTTTGAACATCTCCATCCAACTTAGACCAAAATCCAGGAGCTTCCTCTTTTAACTTTTCAAGCTGTTCAGCCGTCAAGTTAAAGAGACCGGAAAGTCTTCCTCCTATAAAATCCGGATCTTTGCCGATTGACTTAGCAAACTCGTCCCATTGATCCCATAATTCCTGACTCATGCTATTGCGAATACGAACACCAATAGAGTGGGAACCGGCAGATGCGCCAGATTGCAATCGTTCTCTTCCTAATATTTTATAAGACTCAATGCTTTTGTTTGCTATTTCAATAGCTTCATCTCCCGCTTTAGCAGCTTCGGGACCATAAGACATATCTATGTATTCTTTTTTCTTATCAATTAACTCATCCCATATTTCATTTAACTTGTTATACTCATCAACCATTTCATTGTAACGAGAATAGTCAGCACCACCAAAACCGAATAATCCGGCAATAGTATTCCCAACGCCCGCCAAAACGCTAACTGCACCTGTGATAGCACTAAAAGGTTTGGTTAAGTCTATTCGTTCCAGCCCACTCATTACTTGCCCGATACCATCCAAAGTCTTACTTATGGCTTCTGGAACCTTCACCCCAAAGTTTTCAAGCATTCCAACAACGTCATTGCCTGCATTTACAACCTCCATGCCTTTTTGCCCGATAGAATTTGCTGCTTGAGTTAACTTTGACAAAGCTTTTTGTCTGTCAGATTGAGCAGCGGCCAAGTTATTTTCTGCTTGGGTAAGAGTCAGTAATCTAGTAGTTAATTTCCCGTTCTCATTGGTATATACTTTAGTTATTACCTCTCCTCCCTGAATAACAGTATTTAAATCCTCTTGAGCCTTGATTACCGCAGATGTAGCATTACGATAATTATCTGCACTATTTTTCAGTTCTCCCAAGGGATTACGTACTGTTATTTTTAGATCAATTTCTTTGAAGGCATCTTGCAACGCTTTAAGATCAGTAGGTTTTATATCTTTAGCTGCTTTATTTATAACCTCTTTCAGGTTATCACGCATCTTAACCAGTGCCTCAGTAGACTGAGCATCAAGGTTTCCGAATATGTTTGCAAAATTGATAGATGATTTTAGTTCTTCAAAGCTAACTTCCTTCAGTTTATTTTCCTTCTCTTTTTCCAAGGACTTCTTAGCACCCTTGGTGGTAGCTTCACTGATTTTAAGGTTATATTCTTCGTTTATGGCAGCTTTTTTTTGTTGAAATGTACCATATTCTTTAAGATATTCATTCCAGTATTTCATTTCTTCCTGATAAGGATAAATATCTTGTCGTAGAATAGTATTATTCAAAATTTTATCAAAAGCAGACGTATCTACTTTCACCGCAGATGCATCAAACGTTCTCTTCTTATAGTTCTTAGTCTGCTTCGCCCGCAAATTTTCCTGTTCATCAAAAGCCTTTCGCTGAAGCTCGATCTCCGTCCGGATATAATCTTCCCGCTGACGTTCTAAATCCTGTATCTCCTTCTTGTTGTCCAATTCACGCTGTGCACGAATCTTGGCTTCTCCTTCTGCCATAGCGTCAATACGAGACTGGGTAAGTTGATTCTCCAGATCTTGCTCCTTGCGTTTCCTTTCGGTTGCTTGCTTGTCTAATAGTTCGGAGATTTTCTTTTGTTGGTTTACGATGGAGTTATACTCTTTGGTTGTTTTAGAATCCGAATACTTATCTATTTGTTTTTGCGCTTCCTGTATTTGTTTTGTATATTTATTCCATTCCTTTGAATTTTCTTTAGAAGAGTCTAAAGCAGCGCGGGCATCTTCGGCTTTCTTTTTTTTATCTTCCCAGTATTTCTTATTCTTAGCAGCGTTTAAACGAGCTTTTTGAAGATCCTCTAAAGCAGAAACATATTTTTTTATCTCATCAACTTTAAATTCTTGATTACTATCAAACCATTCTTCGCCCATATTTTGAGACAAAACGTCCTTATAGGATTTTATTGTATTCTTTAGTTCATCATCAGACATTGACTTTGCACCAAATATTGATTTGTTTATGTAATCAGAAACTACTTTTTGACGTGTAATTTCCCTTTGTCTTCTCAACTCTTCTAATTTTGCTATCTCATCATCAAAAGCCGATTGGTCATTGGTACGCATTCGATCAATATATTCTTCTTGATTCTTTATACGCTCGTCGTAGCTTTGCAATTCTGTCTTGTTTTCTTCAGCTTTTCTTGTTGCATCTACTTCTGAAAGTTCTTTTTTCAGAGCTATCAAGTTTTTAAGATGTCCCTCTTCATCAATATACTTTTCAATAATACCAGGATACATTTTTTTTAGAAGATCCATAGCCCCCACTCTCTCCATTTCAGCCTTAGTTTCATCCTCTATGGAGGCTATCAATTCTTCGACCTTTGTTTTATGCTGTTCTTCACGTCTGGCGGCAGCTTCTTTTGTCTCATTATACCGTTTCTGCATTTTCTCGACTTCCGTCTCACGTGTATAGAACTTATATAATCCATAAGTCGCAGTTCCAACAGCAGCGGCGAATAAGACATACGGATTTGCCAATGCCTTACCCGCACCCTTAAATGTTGAGATGATATTCTTTTGAACTGTTGCAAATATCTTACCTCTTGCGGCAGCAATAGCCATAGAATTAGACAATACAATATTTGTAGCAGCAGCTAATTTCTTTTCAACTACTGCTTGTCGTAAAATCATTATATTAGCCCGTTCCAGCATATTAACCACAACAATAGCCGCCTTGTATGTCCCATAGGTAGCTACTAAAGATGCAATTATTGCTCCAACCTCTTTATAGTTTTCAATAATAGACGTTAAAGCCGATATTGTCATAGATGCAATTCCCTGCGTATCTTCTCCAATAGAATTTAACATAGAATCCCAAGCATCACCCAAATTAGAAATTTGACCGGACAATGTCGTAGATTGCATTTCCATCAAGTTATAGAATTTACCACCCTCATTAGTCATATTCTCTATAACCTTTTGCAATTCAGGGAAACCTACTTTACCTTCAGTAACCATCTTTCTGATTTCTGATTCTGTTTTCCCCAGTTCTTTTGATAATTCGACAACCAAAGGGATACCACGCCCCATAAACTGATTTACATCTTGTGTAAACAATCTACCCTGTGACATGGATGTACCATACAGGTAAACAAGATCGCCAAGCGGAATAGAAAGACCGGATGCAATATTCCCCAAACGAACCAAAGTTTCATTCACTTTGTCCGCTGAAGTTCCATAAGCAAGAAGCTGTTTTGCCCCGCTTGTTACTCCTTGTAAATCAAAAGGTGTTTTTGCTGCCGTTTCCACCATTTGAGCCATTAAAGCATCGGCTTTTTCTTTACTACCCAGCATAGTTTCAAAGGCGATAGATGTTTTCTGGAACTCTCCACGGACATTTATCATATCGGTAACTAATCCTTTTAGTGCGGCAGTACCACCAATAACACCTAACATCTTCGACAGAGATAGATTGAATTTTCCTGTACCATCCAAAGCCCTACGTATATTTTCCTCATAGTTACCAATCTCCATCTTTTGGCGGGTATAAGCATCCGAATTCAACTTCAAATACCGGGTATTTTCTTGAATCTTGATATTTAGCTTCGTTCTAGCACCAGTTTCCCTCTCTTGCTGGTCTGTTACATTAGCTTGAGCGAAACGGAGTACCTTTAGTTGTTCACGAGCTTCTTTTATTGACTGTACCTGAGTATTCAAAGCAGCAGAGATCTGATCATCAGTATAAGTTTTAGGAGAACGAGGAGGTCTTACTGTACCTTCCTCTATTTTTTTTTGTAATGCTTCATATTTCTTTATGAGAGAATCAATTTCTTTTTGTTGCTTCTTTATTTGCTCTGAAGCAGCTTTTTCTTGATCCAATCTCGCTTGCTGAGTTTGGACATATTTATCTTTGTATTCCTCTAATTTCTTTAATGCTGTCGATAGTTGCTTTTCAAGCGCCTTTACAGCAGCATCACTATTAGGAACACTAGCTATCTCAATAAGAGACTTTTTCAACTTATCTATTTCTTGACGCAGTTTTATGATATTTTTTATATCAATGTCTGCGGTAAATTTCATTCCTGCCATGTGACTTTTACGTTTTCGTTACCAAATGATTCCTTTAACTCTTTCTCCACGGTTAGGCTTGCCGAATCCAGAACGTCAAAACCCTTGCTAGAAACAAAGCTCGCATACTCCATTCCATCGGCCACAACAACACCGTCTTTAGGCTTACTTCCAAAGATCAGCATTGCCTCTGTCCTGTTCTTCGCCAGTAAATGTTCTCCATCGGCAGGGATATATAGGTCTACAATATTTCCATCCCTGACAATAGCAGCACCGGGAGCATTGCGAAGATTCCAAGTATGGTTTTGATAGGTTTTCTTATTACTAACATTGCGTTCCTTCTGCATATAAACGGCTCTTTGAGCTGCTTCTTTCATCAATTCGGTAGCATTCTCATCAACTTCTTCGACGAATTCATCGAGACCGGATAAATCCACTGTTACTTTCATTATTCATCAAACTTAACTTTTCCTTTAAAGAAATCCTCCTCCGATACTTCTGTTAGTACCTCCCCATCGTATACAGCGTGCAACTTATCTTTTTGCATGATGATCAAATTGCGATATGGGATTTTATAAACGACTTCATCATAAGACAAATGAAGGCTATCCATGAACGACGCAATTTGCCCCAACATACAATCATTGCCTATAACCTCTGTTTTGCTGTTAGATTTGCTACGTTCTTCGCTAAACCTAACAGCATCGTAAAATTTTTCACATCTATCAGAGAGTAAGCCGCTGTAAGACCGGATAATACTTCTTCTAAGGTTCCATGAGACAATTCTTCAGATAATGAATCATTTCCATTGATAAACCAAGAAAGTGCGCTTGAAGCGACAGAAATGTCCTTCAATGAAGATATAACACCCGCTATATCCTTGTTGTCATCAAGAACTGCGAGATAGGCCGAAGCGCCGGCTATTTTATGTATGGTAGGCGGATTTACACGGTACATTTTCCCATTTACAATGATCGGAATGAAATCCTTTCCTGTGATAGCTTCTGATATAAGTATGGCAGCTTTATTCATAATGATATTTATTAAAAAAGGGTGAGATACATAAACCCTCACCCCTCACCACTTTATAATATAGATAATGTCTCTGCTGATCGCGAAGTATCTTCCTTCCCAGGCCTCTCATAGTTAACAGCAGTTCCAGCGTTCACCCGCTTTGACTTAGTCGTAGAACTATTCAAATTGAGAGAAGTATCAGAAGACATGGATGCGATATTGTCAACAGTTCATGCAGCATCTACTTTTTCTCCGTCGAACATATAGTCACTCTTCACGCCGGCGCTAGGATTTTCCATAGCAACAGCTGTTACTCCCAAGCCGATATTCTTTTCCACAGCATTTCCCTTAGCAATGACCGCAGCATTGGTGAATACAATATAGTTTCCAGTCTTCGTCTGTCCAACAACGGCTTTATTGATAATCCCCGGAGTATCAGAAGCGGCCCATCCTGCGTCTGTATCAACTTTTTCACCACCTTGCAGATCTACCTTGTCATCAAAGGAGAAAACGCCCATAGTGAAAGCAATTGTTTTAGCCCCTTTTTGCGTCACATCACGATAATAGATGCTACCATTCAACTCGTTAATGTAGTCGGTATAGGTAGGATCATCCTCCGTATACGCCCAAGTATCTTGATGAGAGTTCTCAACTTCTGTAGCAGTACCTAACCAGGTTTTAAGGCTAGTTTTAGTTACAGCAGAAGTAATAACATCACCGTACCAAATCTTTTTAATTCCTATAAACGGTTTCATATCTTTTTAATTTACGTTTAATACTTCAAATAATAATTTCACATTCACATAGTAACAACATAACTCTTTATCTTCCTCTATTCCGATAGTTTCAGAAGAATACCGATACCATGAACCGTCATATTGCCCTACAACTCCATCTTTGAACATCTTCTTGCCCTTTCTTTCCAGCTCATTCAAGCGAATAAGATCAGCCTTCCCCGACCTTGATAAAGGAACGCAAAGATTAACTTCAACGTATCCCTTTTCCCAATAAGTATCGGGCTGTTGAGTCTTAGGATAAACCACAATCCTTTCAGTATTAACCTTACCTTCAGGTATATTACCTCTCTGGTATACTTCGGATATCTCAAAAGCCTTGCAATCCTTAAATATTATGTTCGCGATGTCTGTTGTTGCAATCATATCCAAATATCACATCTACCTTTAAACTCTTCCGAATAGCATTCGGCGTTTTTCTTTACCTCTCCTTCTCCCACAGTCCTTTCATCAGAATCCAAGCATCTCACGTGACTTCCTAAGGGAATCTTTTCTCCCTCGTAAACCACATGATAGTTATAAACCCAACGCTCACCATTAACCGACACTTCCTTCTGCTGTGAATTGTCGTGGCAGAAGCATTCAGCTACATCCTGCCAAGATTCTCCACCGGTTCCTGTAATTAAACGCCCATACTCGTCATTCTCTTCCGGAGTAATAACTTGTATTTGCAACTTATGTGGAGTTTCTTCTAGCATATTACCAAATATTAGATGCGTCTTTAATGATACTTATTCCAACCAAAGCTGCCGTATCGTCATTAGGAGTTATGCCATACATCTTAAACATATATTTTGCATAGTTCAACAGTGTATCAGCCCCCCAAGACTTAGAGAATCCATTCTCTGAGACAGAAGTAGGATGAGTAAGGATTTTATCCATAAACTTATCCACCGAACCGGATATCTTCACTTTTGTACTAATGTCCACATCGGAGCTCGGATCAATTCCCAGCCCCAACGCGAACTTTTCTACTCCAGCATCTGATATGTCACCAAGCGGAGAAAAACATTGCTTTATGTAGTCACCTGCTGTCACGATTCAACAGTCAATGAGTAGATACCGTTAATTTCAGTGATGACCGGCAAAGACAATGACTGAGCTTTAGTAAACTCAACACCGTTTGAATTGTCAGTCTCACCCTTACCCCATTGAGATACCCGGATTCTTCCGTAGTTTGAGTAAGTAACACCACGCTCTTGCCTCAATTCATTATCTGCATAAGCATTCTTGATAACTCCAAGTTTACCGGCAGGAATAAAGACAAGGTTTTTATCATTCCAAGGTTGATAATCCGTCAACTTACCGTTATTTTGGATTCGAGTAGTACGTCTGATAATTTCAAATGCCGGAAATCCATTTTGACGCATGAATTCATTCAATCCGCCAAGCAGCAGAGGAGTACCCATCTTGTCTGTACCGTAAATCACCTGCTTCATCTTCTTGTTACGAAGGATGAAAGATAGTCTCTTTTGGGAGATTAGAATCTTGTCAAATGTAACCTTATCCTGAGCAGCGTCCAAAATCTCCTGCAAGTCTTCAAAACAGTCTACTGTACTTTCGTTCCCCTGCACCCAATCAACCGTAGTCTTTGCAATGTTTTCAGACGGCATCTTATAGTCAATAACGCCTCTTACACCACCTTCAGGATTGTTGTTTGCATCAAAAGTGAATACTCCCTTGTTTGAAAGAGCACCCAAGAAGATAATATCCAGTTTGGACTGTACAGAATTTACCACCTTTGTGACATTGTTCCACATAAGATTGATTAATTGCTGAGTCTTCTGATCATCCGTCAGCATACGAGAATCTAGAACCTGAAGAACCTTGCGATAATCCTCAATAGGCATAGAATAACTCATTTGATGAGCAAGAACCTTCTCCTTCAACGTTTTAAAGCCCTCGGTTCCCATAATAGGCTCTTTACCTTTAGAGTCCAAGGTCGCAGCTGCAACGCTTAGGTTATACTGTCCGATTATTTCTTCGAAGTTCAAACCAACAGTAGGGGTGTCCCAATCCAAATATCGTTCATAGATATTCTGGTCAAACAAACGCTTTCTCAATTGAGAAGCGGCATCAATACGAATCTGTACCTGTTTGGTCAGTTCGCCAAAAATAGAGCTGTAAAATAATCCCGGCATAGCTTATTGTCTTACATATTTAATACTTGGATTATTCTTCATGCACCATCCGCCCAAAAGCCAATCTTCTGGCATCGGATAAGCTACTTCTTTCAGAATAATCACATCATAACCTGCAGAAACAGTCTGAAAATCCATATTGGTTTTATACTCCTTGTCTGTTTCTACCACCGCATTTGGCACATCTGTCCCAACGACAGCAAAGGCATTAGCCGTAGCTCCAGTCAATGCGGCAGCTAGCGTAACGACATCGTAATCAGCATTCGATCTATCAATGCTATTAATAGCCTGTTCGTTTTCACCAATCTTCAGCTTATCGCCGACCTGTACCAAACTTCCTTTTACAATTCGCGGAGCAGAAGTTGTTCCTCCAGATACGATCTTAACAGCCTTACATACTGTGCACTCCATATTTGCAAAATCCAACGCAATTGGAGTACCTTTTCTGATCAAAGTACCTTCTGGAAATGTCTGCTTGATTTTGAAATCCCCAGGGATAACTTTACACTCACCTCTCCAAAATACGGGGAATCCGCCTTTAATCTGTCCTTTTTCAAATTCAATAGCCATAGTATTTGTTTTTAATTAGCGTCTGGCAATCCTTCCGCCCACTGTTTAGCCATTTCTTTGCCTTTTTCAGCTGGAGTGGATAAAGGGAATGCCGAATCTTTTGTTTCAAGCCCTGCGGTAACAATATTCTGTTTGATGCCTGAAAGATAGGTCGTAATTGCCGTTTCATCCATTTCGTCAGAAATAGCAAAACCTTCTTTCATTCGCCATTCAGGGATACCCAGTTCTTTTGCTTTTGAAGAGATTAGACTGTTTCTCTCAGCACGTGACTTTTCAGCCTTAAATGCGTCATTCTCGTTTTTTAACGTGGAATAACGCTGTTCCTGTTCAGCCTTGTACTTTTTGAACCACTCCGGCTCCTCGTTTTCTGGTTGCTGTTTGTTCTGCTCGCCCCCACCTGCAGCCTCTTTCTCCTTTGCTTTATTGACAGCATCAGTTACCCGTCTATCAATACCGCTCTGAAGAGAGGTTAAAAACGTTTTTTGCCCCTGTACAACAGTTGCCAAGTTATCTTCAGTTACTAGGCCTAATGCAGATAAAGCGTCAGCCTGTCCCTGCAAAATTTCATCGCTTAACCCTAGATTTGAGTACGCTAGTTTTAAAGCTTGGAAAATTTTTTCTTTCATGATTAGTTCTTTTATGCAAATCTTTTTAAATCAGCATAAAAATACAATGCGGTGAGTCTATATGAAAATTATCAGATTGCGAATGAACCACAATTCGCCAATTGTGGGAAATTTGCTATTTCTTTCCCAGTAAATACGAAAGAATAAGGAAGTTTGAGGTAATTATGGATGGAAATAAGAGAAACGGGCAAAAAGAAAGGCGGATGTTAGTCCGCCTCTATATCGTTATTTATTATTTTTTGGGATAATTCCTTACCAACATCTATTAAATTTAAAGTTGGAAGAACAATACTACCCGCCCCTGATAATGATGTGAGCATACAAATATATGCCCTAATATAAGGAAATATTAATGCGGGGGCATTAATAGTAAAGAAAGCTCCAAGTTTGTTTATATCCAAGTTCTCCTTAAAAGTAAAAAAGCCCTCCGTCGTTAAATTAACAGAAAAATCCCCATTCTTATCTGTTACAGAGACTTGAAGAGTCAGCACAAACTTCTCCTTATACTTCTCCCCACTAGGAATAATAGATATCCCTAGCTCCATACCATCGTTAACCTCCTTACGTATATCTATAGATGAGTGTTTTATTAAATACCCATCAAATCTAAATTCTGATTTATTTACTTCTTCCATAACTATGCTGCTAATGCGTAATTAATTTCACATGCCTTTTGTTCTATAAGCCAAGAATCAAAATCAAAATCAAAAATAGTATTGTTTTTCTTATATTCTATAGGAGAGTCATATCCTATCTCAAATAATACATATTCAACCTTGCATATATCCTCTTCAGACACAAAGATAATATCACATTCTTTATATTTATCTTCAAAACTATAACTGAAATCTAATTCCATTTTGGCATAAATCTCATTGTTCTTGAATTCAGATAATGGATATACTTCTACAATATAAGTATGTTCAGAAGAACCATGCCCACATTTAAATTTTAAATCCGGGAACCTCTTATTGACTTCAATAAGAAACTCTTTAATCTCATTTATCCTTTCTTGCATATTATATTGATTTTAAATATTGTCTTATTGTTTTTGCCATATATATACATTTTTCACTCTCTTCGGGTGTTATTCGAACTGACTTATAGTCTGATCTTTCCCTAAACTCCTTTAGCTGACCAATATATCTTTTGTATTCTCTTTCATCATTATAACTCTCAAATTTAATATACCTCCTCGTGGATTCTATTAAATATTTATGTGAGTGTCCATTATAATCCCGGCTCGTTATACTTGCTTGATCGTCTAATTTGATTCCTTTTATTATCAACTTGTGCGACATAAACTGTAAACAAGAATAATAAGCAGGATGACATACAGAGTCATACAGGCTATTTTTATATAACAAACTTGAAGAATCAAGGTTCAAATCAGATTTGTCCTGAAGTTCATTATGATAATCATTATCTGGCATATATTGATAATTTCTTATGAATGAAGGTGTGTCATTTCGTTTAAATAGGATATTTTTCTTTTTCTTAATTCATTCATAAGCATGAGAAGCGATTTGGCAGGATCTTCTATCGCAAAAATGTCTTGTGTATAATTTAAACTTTTCATATTTATTCCTTTCATCGAAGTTAAATCATTTAATGATAATAACTTCTCAATAAACTTTTATGCGTACAGAGGCTATTTCGTTGATCTTTCTTGACTGCACAAATATACAACAACAACACCAAACAACAGCACTTGTTTGATCACTAGCACCATTATTTTAAGTAATATTTAGATTATTAACAGTTACAGCACCTACATCTTCACTATCAAGAGCACCAGCTTTATCACTTAGATCAATATGATTACGAGCAATTATAATAACACAAATAAAAACCGCCCATCTTTAGACGGGCGGGAATAAATTAAGAAGCTAATCTTTTGTATATCCATTTTCATCAAATTCAAAAGGCAATTCCATTTGTCCGATCTGCCTCATTTTCATCTTCTTAAAGTTGTCGCAGAATTGTTTCATGTTATCAGATACTTGAAATAAGGTAATTACCTTGTTTATCTGCTTTTCAAGGTTAGGCTCCCCAATGTCAAGGGTCAGCAGCTGATGGTATCGGCTGGTCCTGTTTCCTGATTCACTTTTGGGAGTTTTCTTCTTCAGTTCATCAAGAACACCCTTGGGTAGTTCTTCATAAATAAACATATTAGTCCATTTACCTATAATACCTGGTCTTTTCTTTATGCCATTTACTGTAAAATCCCAACCGTTCAGCCTAAATAGTTCTTTATAAAACACATCAGGAAAACGCTTCTGCCACGGAAGAAGCTCTTCTGAAATGTACGCCTTCAGAATCTTTTGGAGTTCATCCTTTTCTCGATCATATTGATAGCCTGTAGCTTCATCGACGAGTGCAATGATTCCTACTCTTGCTAGTGCCCTTATAATAATGTCAGATTGTGCGATAACAGCTTTTTGTCTACTACCTAATTCTATATTGTTTGTTACCGCATAATCTCTCACTTTAAGCATAATTTCGCATATTTCAGGTAGCACCGACGCTTCATATCCAGCAATTTTTTGAGCACCTCTATAACATAAAATAGGAGATATTTTCGCCGATAGATTTTCGTTTGATATACAAGAACTTACATGCTTAGAACTTAGTATTTCAGCTAATCTTCCCGACGACCTTTCTTTTTCATCATTTACGATTGCTAGAGCCTTTTGCATTCCAGATGTAGAAAGTATTCTACGCCCATCTTGTAAAACATAACAAGATATTTTTAATCCATTTAAATTTAACTCTCCGTCGTATTTTATTATATTCTTTTCTACCATGATATTTTATTTAAAGTTTTTCCATGCTGTCCGTGTTTTTGCCACAATGGATGGAAAGTTCGGATTGATGGTTTGATGTCCCCATGATTATATTGTGTTATTGGGATTTCAAATTATATTTTTTCCTAAAGACCATTCTTTTAAACCATCTACAAGAGTATAGACCACATCCCTATAACTTTTGGCAAGAACATCATTCTGATTATAATCATAGTCATTCCATTCAGCAATAGTTTGTTCCAATATATTATATAAACCAGAATCTAATGACTTTAACAAGCTATACCCTTTGGAATAATCAAAAGCTTTATTAGGGCAAGCTTTCATTGCAAAGTATTTACCAATATAAAAATCGACTCCTCCCGCTTGATATACCCCTTTAGATGTTTTTAAATTATCTCTTAAGATATTCATCTCTCTTTTAGAGAATTTACTAACATTATAATCTGTAATAAAGCGTTTAATGTCGTATCCCATATCCACATACAAAGGAAGCATTTTTATGTGGCTCAAACAATTAGACACATGGTCTACCAAAGGCGGTGTAAATATATTGTTTAGATGTGATGTATCTACCCAAAGGGATAACGCCCCACCTACATATACTCCCTTTATATCCAAATATACATGCAAAAGCTCATGGGCGAAAGTTGCAGGATCTAAGTCAAGTTGATCGACATATATAATATGCTTCCCCGATTGAGAAAACGTACCATATTCATTTTTTTCGCTTAACTCTAAATCTATTACCGCATTTGAGCTACAAAAGTCCCAAAGTTCTTTATTTTTGCCATCAATTAAGGAAGGCAATAAATTCTCGTATTCCATATTGTTATAAATAAAACCTAATACTCTCCTTTTAATGCATTTGCTAGACTATCAGCTGTACTTATTACAGATGTATCTTTATTTGTATTTTTCCTTATTTTAGCCGAATCTATATTTTTTTTATTAGATTGAATAGCCTCTTTTATTATTCCAACTAATTGCAAGTAATCTTTGTTATCCATATCTTTACTATATAGTATTTGATTGACATCCTTATCAAAAACATACAAATAGTTGCCTAAATCAAAATTACCACCTTTAGTTTTACATCTAAATTTATGTTTTGCTTCCCATCCAATAAAAGAACGACCAATTTTCTGTTTTCTTTCTTTTATTTTCACATATACATCGTCTGCTTCCTTTAATACATCATCCATCTTTTCAATATACTCATCAACCTTTCGTTTAGCCTCATTAAATTTATAAATTCCAAGCGAAGAATAGCTAACAGCCCATATTTCCATAGCACTTTTAGCGCTTTCATATTCTACTCTTTTATCTTCGAGTTCTTCGAACATTTCATTTATTCCACTTGCATATAATAAGGCTAACGTATCAGTATATATGGAAGTAAATGCACTATCTATTTTTGTCTCAATAGGTTCATAACTTGCAAAATCATATAGAGTTTTGAACATGTCTTGTTTTATAAGCTCTTGTGCTTTCTCTTCACGTGATTGACAGCCAAATAGTAGCAAGGAAACAAGAAGAAAAGATAATATTTTTTTCATAACTGCGTGTTTTTAGTTAGTTATACAATACAACAAAATAACATACAAACACACAAAAAAGCAAATTTTACTCGATTAATTTAAACTTAGAACCGCATTTTGGGCATATTATAGTGTTTTCTTCCTCTTTTTTACGTTCAAATAAGTCTGGTATCTCTACTTCTAATGCATCGGCTATTCTATTCAACACATCCAATGTCAAGTTTCGATTTAATGCCATAGATAACCCTGATTGAGACATATTCATTCTTTTAGCTACGTCTGCCATAGTCAATCCTTTTTCTTTTGCTATTTCTTTTACTCTTAACATAAACGTTATATTTAAATTTTGAGGCAAATATATATAATTTAATGTATATGTGGAAAGAAATACGATAAAATTCACATATACATGAAAAATAATCTTTCTTTTTCTTGCTTCATATTCACGTATGTGTTATATTTGCATCATAATTAATAACACATACGTGAAATAATAGAATTGTATATATGAAACGCTACAACTTATCAGAAATAATGCGCACCGCACATAGAACCTACAAGTATGTAGGCAAGAAGCAAGGTAAAACCTTCGGCGAGGTCCTAAAATCAACTTGGAGACTTGCCAAACTGGACGTAGCCAGACAGGAAGCGGACGCAAAACGCAAAGCTGAAGAGGAAAAGAGACTAGAATCTCTTAAAAACAGTAGGCCGGCAGAGGTGGTAAGGTATAACTTCTCAGGGGAGATATATAATCCTAGCAGCAGAGGTTACATGGGTACTCATTACGTAGGAGATTAATTAACGATGTGAGCAGGTGCTACGAACGCCTGCTCACCATAAACAACTTAATTATATGAATACATCAGTAGTTTACGACTACAAAGGTTGTCAAATTTCTTTTATGAGTGGCGAAAATGTGATGGTAAATGCTACACAGATGGCAAAGCCATTTGAAAAACGCCCTATTGATTGGTTGCAAAACCAATCATCAATAGAATATCTAAACGAATTATCCAAAGTGAGAAAAAGCACTTTGGCTGATTTAGTGCAAGTTACGAAAGGTGGCAATAATTCTGGCACATGGATGCATGAAGATGTCGCAATGGAATTTGCTCGTTGGCTATCTCCTGCTTTTGCTATATGGTGCAATGACCGTATCAAAGAACTCCTAAAGACCGGAGTAACGACCGTCTCTAATGACGATGAAGCAATAGCCTACGCCATGCAAGTACTAAACAGACGCCTAGAGCAAGCCAAAGCGGAGAAGCAACAACTGGAGCAGCAAAACGCCAAACTGCAACCAAAGGCAGACTTCGCAGACGCAGCCTTCGCCACCGACGACAAGGTAGACATAGGAATGTCCGCCAAGATCCTGAAACTCGGATTCGGGCGCAATACGCTGTTCGAGAAGCTAAGGAAAGCGGGCGTATTCTTCGCCAACCGTAACGAGCCCAAGCAAAGGTTTATTGATGCCGGCTACTTCGAGATGAAAGAGAAGTTCATCGAGCGCACCAACCACCCGGGCTTTGTCGTCACTAAGGTTCTTGTCACCCAGAAGGGATTGGCTTATTTGAACCACCTGTTTGGCGGAAAACCTTCTGACGGGAAGCTGGCTAGGATAGTATAACCATCCCCTTTTCTCAATTCATATTGCGGTCCGTTTGAATGCCGGACAGCCAAAACTATATCCAAATATACGATTATGATAGAAATAACAATCATCGTTTTAAGCCTGTTTGCCGGATACAAGATGTTCGGTGACGATAACGACAGGTTTTTCATGTGCTAAGTAAGAGCGACACGATAGTATCAACACATTAAATAGAAACATTATGGAAACAAAAAGTTTGGAATTATGGTCTACCGATAAATTGGTAGAAGCGAAAAACGGTCAAGCCGTGACCTCTTCTTTGGTGGTCGCGGAGTACTTTAGGAAGGCGCACAAAGATGTACTGAAAGCGATTAGAGGTTTGGAATGTAGTGCTAATTTCACAGAGCGCAATTTTGCGCCCTGTGTGTATATCAACGAGTTATGCAATAATGTAAAAAAAGAACTCCCCATGTACTACATGACCCGTGACGGCTTCACCTTCCTCGCCATGGGCTTCACCGGAAAGGTAGCCGCCCAGTTCAAGGAAGCATACATCGCAGCCTTCAACGAAATGGAAGAAAAACTACGATCCGAGCGTTGCACCAAGTATGCAGAACGCATCGTCAAAAAGCAAGTCAAAGAGTTTAACCTGTCGCTACAGGAAAACTTAAAGAATGGCAGGAAGAAGCACGGAAGCACATACGGAGGTCTGACACCTTACGGGAAAGAAGAAGTGGTATATAATCCAAAAGAAAGCATGGAAACCAATTTAAAGCGGATATTCGGGCAAGTACGTGAAATGTGCAAAGACGGATTCTTGATGTCCGCACTCGCTGTCGAGACAAACAAGGTGTTACAAGAGTTTATAAATAAAGAGTAAGTCAGGGGATTTCGGTCCGACACTGAAGTTGACGCCAATCGACGGGAAAGGGTAGCTTAGGGCTGCCCTTTCTTTATGTACGGATTCAGAGAATATACTTTTTATGCTCAATCAGCGCATTTGCAACGGTACGGGAAGCCCTCCTGCTGGTTATCTCACAATCCGCATTTCCCTGAATATCTTTTCTTTCTATTTCGTCAGAAGCAAGGGCTTCAATCAAACCAACTGCCGCAAGCTCAACTTTGCTCATGTTGTCACGTATGCTTTGATTTTTGGAAAGACCTTTCTTTGCCCGGATCACATTAGTAGTTCCTCCGTAGAGAGGCTCATATATGGCATTAGTGCAATTACGAAATCCATCACCCAATACACCATGAGCTGCCAATGTCCTTGTAAACATATTCCTAGTTCCGATAGATTTCAGGCGTTCAGCGGTCCAGTCTGCAGACTTTCCTCTTTTCTCGTATGCTTTTATGTAGCGTTGGCCAATTAGGTCTGGATTCTTTTCTTCTTCGATACGCTGGAAGAAAACTTCGTTCACTATTACCGCTAAATCCGCATCAAGATACTTTGCATATTCCAAAGCAACCTGCCTAATGCCATAAGTACCACCTCCTTTTCCACGTTTTGATTTTATAATGCCATTTTGGGCGGCATTTAGAAATCTGCATGCAGACACTATAAAATCAGAACCTTGTTGAGTATTCTTCCAATCATTAGGTCTTTTAGCATCAGGACTTCCAGCGATTACCCATAAATCGTTAAGAGAATAAAAATCACCATCTCTACCAATATTCTCTAAAATATTAGCGTCATACTTTTTAATTTCTGCTTTCTTTTTCATAGATTTGCATTATTAAATAGTTAATACTATCCCCATTAGCGGCTCGGACACTTCCGCTTCTGGGGATTTTAATTTGTCCGACTTTGTAGCAAGCGAGGATTCGAACCTCTAAACGCCCTATCGACTTGCTCAACCTTGTTTTGTTCTATTTTACCTCTTATTCTTGTATAACACCCGTAATTTTTCTGACTAAGTAGTCTCATTTTTTGTCTGTTTGTCTGATTCAGAAGATTCATTTCCATTTGAAGAAGCCTGCTTTTCACTCTTTATAAGCTCTATCTCTTCCTGTGGAGCATCCGTCAAAGCAAGCATAGTAACAGCCAGATCAAGAGAAATAATTCCATCCGAATATAGCTTACCGATAGCTTCCCATTGCTTCTCCTTATCTTCATTGAATGGTTCCGCAAATTCGTGAGTAATCTTCAGCCTGGATAACTGGTTTCTCAGATGGATATGGGTAACATTCATCATAATAGCCAGAATAAGGTTCTTTTCCCGGTCCACAAGTATATCGTAAGTCTCTTTTAGATTGTCCCTTTTAATGTACCCTAGCGTCATAGCACGCTTTAAAGCCTCTCCAGATAGTGTTCCCATACCTTTCATGTTTTCGAATGAGAAATCGGGCGTAAATGAGTCGAATAGAATAGAGTTATTCAAGTCTTTTTTTTCACTATCTTTCATTGAAGAGTATTCAGGAGGAGCTAGATAGTCAATAGCACTGTTCTTGTCTTGCATTTGGATTACTTCCCCAACCATGCTTGGATCTGATAAAGACTGGAGAACATCTGCCGTTGCTTTTACTTTCGGGTCTGCAAAATAATTATTAGTATCAGCGGCTTTGGAATCAATATGTTCCTCCCTGTCACATCTAGGCTGTGTCCCGTACCAAGCCTTATCCTGTTTATAGTAAATTACGTTGATTTTACCAGATGGATTAACCAACGGCTCAACTTCCCACCCAATATTTGCTCTTTTGCATCGGAATATGTAGGATGGCGTTTCTATATCAAAATGCTCAACTGTTCTATTGCCCTCCTTCAAATTGTACCCATATCCAAATGCAATCATATTTTCGTATTGATCGAAAAGCGGACGGAGAGTATATCCCTTAGATTTGGATATGACCAAAACCTTTACTCCCGGCCTTCCGTTATCATTAAATATATGATATACTTTTGCACTTTCAGTTTCTGCGCCGGCCAGCCTTTTTGCTTGTCTCATTGTTGTATGAAACCTAGTATTCTGAAGAAACTCGTTATATGCCTCAAACGCTTCATCTGTACCTTCCACATCGTTCTTCCATTTTATAGGATTACCCAACAAGAAGAATAACTCTACTTCATTGATATACCTTTGTCTTGTCCGAGGTAGCTTTTCTGTTCTATAAGGTTCTTTGCCTTTACGCGGCTTATCTGGGCGACTGTTGACCTTATGAAACTCCGGATTATACTCGGCAATAGCCTCATTTACATCAATATCTCTATCTTGAAGCAGCGAGATAACCTGGCTTATATCCCTGTCTTGGATAAGCCTCATTAAATCCCGTTCAACTCCTAAAGAATTAAGCGTTTTGTTACGCAGTAAATTGAATATAGCCTCAATGTAATTCATATCTTTTATTTTAATATAGTCCTAAATCGTCTTTATTGTATTGTTTTGGTTTTAAGATTCTTCCTAATACTTCTCCCAATACCCAATATCTTGCAGCATCAAGTGCGTGATTATATTTATCAATTGGTTTATTTATATAATTACCATCCTTATCCTTATCCCATGTATATTTCCTTAACTCATATAAAATATTATATGACCTTCTAGTTACTTTCAAGTTTAATTCTAACATTTTATCTATGCCTGCTAGAATTGAACTTTTAGAGTTTATATTTGACTTATCTACCGGATAAATAAGAATGCCTGAGTTTGATATTTCTTGTATTAATCTTGGGTCTGCACTTTCTGATATTACTTTTAACCTAAATGGCTTAAGAGAATCTGATATGTCCCCAGATAGCATCCGGGTCCTGTAAAACAACTCATCAAGATATAGGTCATTATCAATAAGCGCACATTCAATAGCCGCAGAAGGGTCGTTTGAATATCCAAAATCTAATCCAACACCTCTCTTCTTAGCATAATCGGGTATAGAATCTACAATCTCAAATCGTTTAAATATTGCACCTTCCGCAACATCAGACCATCTTCCAATAGCTACATGGGCATATTTCTCCGGCTCTTCTTCTTTCATACGTTCCATCTCTTGAATAAACTGAGGAGAAAGGTTCTCTATGTTGTCTAAATAAGTAGTATGAATATGAAGAACATTAGGATGAGTGGAAATCTGAACTTGTACACCGTCGATCTCTATCAATTTGTGCGTTTTTTCAATGTATTTCTTATAAATAAAGTGATTCGAATCTGTCGGGTTCATAATAATAATCACTCTATTTTGAATCCCTTTTTGCCTTATTGAGAGAACTAATTTATCAAAGTCCTCTTCTGAATTCCATTCCTCTGCTTCGTCACACACAAAAGTAGTAAGCCCCTGTATGGATTTTAACTTTGCCGTTTGATTTCCTGAAGATGTTCTGATACCCCTAAACATAATTACACTATCTGAAAAGGTATTGATAATGTCTTTTTTAGTTATATCAAAGAAATCATTAGTTCCCTCTAAATCTATCTTTTCTTGAAATTCAGGAATGACCGATATATCTGCTGAAGTCATTGTGTATCGGCTGTACAGCATCTTATGTCCAGATTCGAATGAAAGCCTTTCTATAAACGTACCAACATTAAAACTTTTAGCACTTCCACGACCACCGGTTATGAGAGTTATTAATTTATCCGTGTTATTATACAACGGATTATATACTTCTTGAGTTTTAATGTTAAACACTATCATTTCTTTTTTGATCTAGCTTTTATCCACTCTTGAACAGGGATACTCCCTTTTACATTCAATGTACTTTCTTGTTTTTCAGCAAGACCTAATTTGCGAGCTATTATATTAGCATTAAAGGCTCCTACAGTAGCCCCTTCCAGCTGCTGAGTTTCTATTACAGATTCTATACGTGCAATGACCGACAAAAAATCTTCATGATTAGCTTTCTTAAATTCCCTCCAGAAAGTTTCACTAGCATCACAATATAACATTAGACCACTAAGTGTATATGGCCGCTGTGTAGGCGATTCCTCCTTTTCCTTTGTCTTTCCTTTTGTTTTATTCTTAACAACTCTCCAAGGGTTCTTATCGCACCACTCAAAATATTCACAAGCAGCCTCCCATAACAAATCAGGGGTGGCAAATAACATGTCACGCCCATGCTTGCTTCTTAACTTCCAAAATTGATTTCCTTTTGGTGCTGCCATCTCTATTTATTAAAAATTAAACCCTCATCTCTTAGATGAGATACAATTTCACTGTAAATATACTCTATATCCTTCCGAAACCCTTTATAATTATTGTAGAGAACGACCACAGTTTCAATATTGTGGGAAATAAATGTCTTATCGCTGATATTTACCGATTCTGCAATCTTATCCCGAAGCCCCCTAGGCATTCTCCCCCCTGCTAGAACACTAGGAGCATACAGGAATAAAATGATGAATATGAACTTTTTTCTGTTATGAACACTGTCTTTGTATCCCGGACAATCCCTTAAGTTGTTTATTTCACAAAACCACTTATATATGGATGGGATATAGTCCAGATCAGACACGATAGGAGCAGATAATTCAGATTCTCTTTCCGACAATCTTGATTTCTGCTCTCTTATTGATTTTAATTCTGAAATTTCTGAAAACATAGCACATTTATTTAAAGTTAATAGTATATTTGTACTATGAATTGAGGAAAGAGGACTTATCTGGTGGTTCGGGTGGTCCTCTTTTTATTTTGTCTTTCTTCCCCATACACATGCATTGTACAGTGCATAGGCATACATCTTAAGTTCCCTGCTGTTGCTTATATATTCCACATTCATTGCTGCTTTAAAGCAATCAGCCAGAAGGTTGTTGTCTATTTCTTGGTTCATAATCTTAGTCTATTAATTCAAATTCATAAGCCCACACGAACGGATTGCATTCCCAAGCGCCTTTGCCTGAGACTTTATCTATCAGGGCAGAAAAGGCTTCTCTAGGACTTCTTTTCATATCTTGCCAACTAAACATCTCAAATCTGTCTGATAAATCATATTTAAAAACTGTTCCGTCTTTAGTATATTTTATAATCCCTTCTTTCAAACAGTCCGCTTCCGATATGTCCTGTAGGCGTTCGCACTTGACTCCGGTGATTCTGATATGTTTCTTACAAGCAGCAGCCGAAACAAACATCTTGTTATTCCAGCCTGCGGAATGTTTCATAAAACCACGAATACCTAAGTCTTTGGGATCTCTATCTAATGAGTCTGGATCATACCCTAAATCCTTGTAGCTTTGTGCAATGGCAACTACTTCGCCAACTTTATATTTGGGGAGAATTTGTCCGCCATCAATCATACGTTCATCTTCGTCATACATACATATTTCAGTGACTTCACCAGAAGGTCTCTTACATACAAAATATCCTGCAACGTTTACACCTCTAAACTTTAAAGGATAAGTAACTATTCTTCTCGTCATAGTCTTCCGACCTTCTAATACAGCTTGTGTTAGAGAAAATTTATCGTTAAACATTATCTTCTTCATGATTCCTCCTTCCTATTATTGCTTTCGTTTTTACTTTGATTATTTCGATTATACTTCACATCTTCCCAAGCAGTCACTATTGACCAGAATAGATTTAATGCTGTCACAATTACAAGAATTCCTGTCAACCATTCTATTCCCAGATGGTAAGATATCAAACAAGATATAAATGACAGCCAAAATGTTATCTCTTCAAATTGATAGTCTTTCATTTTATCATCCTTCCTCTTCTAAATAATAACTCATTTTCATATACTCTTCATAAGTTATTTCCTTCCAAAAAGTAACTATACATCGTTCTTTATAGTTTTTCAGAAGTAACTTATGTATTTCTGCCAGGCTGAAACAGCCGTTATTTTCACAACGAATTCCAGATCCAAATCTACCCTTGCAACGAAAGGCATAATAGTAGTACTTTTCCATTTTATTCCTCCTTGATTAATTGTGGGTGATCGTAGATGTTGTCAATTATTTCCATTCTTGCAGTGTCGTAACCACCAAGAATATCCACCATATCATTTTGAGGTTCTTTCATTTCTGCCATTAAACAAGCCTTATCTTCCGAATACCAAACTTCAATTATAATATCAAAGCCTTTGATTATATCCCCTTCATAGATTTCTTTTCCGTTCTTGTCATACAAGCCGGTGAACTGACATACGGTTTCGGGACAGACTTCATACATACCGATGCTTCTCCCTATTTCAATATCATTTAAGGGCGGGATGACAGCATACCTGTCCTTTTCGATCTTAACAAGAGAGCCATACAGCCATTCTTCATCGTATATGCTTTTGCCTCTGAATTTTATTGTACGATTCATTTTATACCTCCGTTATTTTTAACGCTTTCTGTATTCCAGCTTCTAATGCTTCTTCGTAAGTATCCCACTGACCACCATCGTTAGGACCGTCGAATATACCGGCAGCTATAAAAGTTCCATTATCAGCCTTGCATATATCATAACCATAACCACAAACATTTCTAATGATGGCTATATGCATATTCTTGGTTTCGCGCAGCCACTTTTGAGCAAAAGACTGAGTAGGGAAATGATAATAACAAAATCCTTGCTCTGTCAGCGATTTAAGAGTATCCAATGATACAAATTTTTCTTCCATAATTATCACTCCTTACTTTCCAAATATTCTATTAAACTTTTCTTGTCTCTAAAAAGTATTTTATCCCAAAGTGGATAATTGTTTCTTGGTACACTTAAACCGTCAGAGAGCTTGTATACCATCAAAAAACTACGATCTGTATAGGATATTTCAATAGTTATTTTGCTTACAGTGGAATAACAGATATTGTCTCCACTTAGATAGCAAACATTATCGCCTACATTAAACTCTGTATCTATTTTCATAATTATTCTTCTTTTCCTAATATTTGCTGAAATGGATCAAAACTCTCATTTACTCGTTGTATGCCATCTATAGAATCTTTCATATTTGTACACTGTAAACTACTCAAAGCGTTTGCAATTCTAAATATAGGATTTGCCATACGAATATCAGTAAGAGTATCAATCAACTCTTCTTTACTTAGTTGTTTCAACTGCTCCTTGATTATATTCCGCATTTCTTCTTCACTCATTGCTATTTCCCTTTCTTTAGTTCTTCACAATGTAACTTATAAGCATAGGCAAACATCTTCAAAGTAACAGGCTCAAAGTGAAAATCCGCCTGCTTGCCTTCTACTACAACAGAAACGCATAAATCCCCATCACAAAAATCAATATATGCCATAGCATCGTCATTCCCTCTGATAGAAAAGGTTTGTGTCTGTACGCTATCCATGACTCACCTCCTTTTCTTTAATCCGTTCCAGTATATCTCTGTTGGCTTCAAGTATTTCATCGAAGGAAGGGATTGGCATCCAATGAGTAGGGTATATAATATTGTAATCATAGTCAATCCAAGTCTCTGTCTTAGGATTAAAATCACATACTCCGCATCCCGGAGGATTCATCCTAGCATCAAGCACTATGTACAGGTCATCATCTGTTTGTGGTAACCTGTCCTTCACGCTGATCCACGGGGATTGCTTTGCTTGCCATTCGGCGCCTTGAATAAAATTCGTTATCCCAAATTGCGCCAAGTTGCCACCTGACAAAGTACGATCAACTGTTCTATGATTAAACAAGATATTTTCTTTTGCAACTTCTTCTAATGTCTGTTTCATAAATTATTTGCTTTTACGATTTTCTCTTAGTTCTTCTTCGCTGACATTCTTGTTAGAAAGGTCGCTAAGATTAGAAATAGTAGTTATATTATCAGGTTTGCAATACAAACACATTTGAGTATATGGTGAATATACCCTTCCACACTTCGGACAAATCCAACCTTGTTGCCCAAATATTCCGTTATACGGATTGATTGCGCTTGATTCTTGTTCCATAATTTATTTTTTTAATTATTCATCTTGAAAATCATCAATCTCATATTCCCATTCCATTGCATCCGCTTCTCGAATATTATCACTAAGCCATTCTTTTGCGTTTTCAAGCTCATCATCCCATTCAGGTACATCACCACCTTCATCATAGGCTTTAGCTAATTCATTATAAACTTAGTCAGGGACTTCAACATTTCCAAGTCCAACTCGATAAGTTACTTTGATTGTTAAATCTTTAATATTCTTCATATTTCCTCCTTTCCTTTAAAGTGTTCTATTAGCTCTTCAACGGTTGCCTTATGACTACAATGGAACCATGCTGCCTGTACACTCTCTCTAATATTTTCTCGTGCATAATTGATGTCATCGTCATCGCATATAAACCAAATATTTTCAGGAGGATATACAAACCATTGTGAATCGTCAGTATCGTCTCTCAATGCGGTTATGGCGAGAAACAAAGACTCGTTGGTTCCGCAATCAATAAATTTCCCACATAAAATACTGTCTTTATCAAAAGGAATATCAAAAGAATCTGCAATTACATAATTAGGAGTATCGAATCCTTTTTCTGGATATTGATAAGCCCATATTATACTGCAATTATCCGTCCATATTGGGGAATTTTTTATATATCCCAACTCCTCCAACTTCTTCCGAAGATCAGAAGTATTTTTGCGTATAAACGCTGGTGTTGTAAATCCCATAATTATTCGTTTTTGTAATTGTTATACGTTATTTTTCTCCTTGTCAAATTCTGCTAAAAACATCTGTAATCCTACTCCCATTGAGCACACACCATCGAACAATTTATACATCAGTTCCGGCTCTTCTTCCCAAATTTGATAGACTATTACTTTTTTCCCTGCACCTTTCATCCATCCTGCCTCCGAATGTGCAGAGCGTCCACAAGGCAATACAAGAACACAAACATCTGCCCATTGCATAGCATCAAAATCCGATTTGAAACCAGCTTGTGCAATGGGGTGTTCAAGTGCTGCCCTATATTGATCTGTACTCCAATTCTCCCAATCTTCATCAATCTGCGACCACTGGAATCCCGTTTTCCCGGCAGGATGTCTAAAGTCATAAACCTCATGTCCTTGTTCACGAAGAAAACTAACCACTTGGGGTTGATGTTGATTTCTCCAACTACTTGCTACATAAATCTTTGCCATATTCTTGTTCCTTTCTTTTTTGTTTTGAGCCTTTTCAGGCTACGTTAATATTCATTTTCTCTTTCATATAGGATAGGATGTGCGCAATCACATCGACCGTCCAACCATCACCAATACATCCCGCTGCACTATCTCTATCCAATACACTTGTATATCCATCCGGAAGAGTTTGGCAGCGTTCAAGCTCTATCTGATTGAGATAGCGGCACGACTCCTTTACATCTTTTTCGTCAAACACAAGCGTTGTAAATCCCTGATCGAAATATCTGTAAAGCATTCTACTAACAGTCCTTAACGGTCTACTGTCACTTTCAAGTAAACATCTCGCTTTCTTCCTGTCAGCATAGCCATGCGTCAGAATTGACTGCAAATAGATTTTCCGATCCTTGGGAAGTGGTATGGCTGAATATTTCATACCAAACATATCTGTCTGTTTAGGGCCGATGTTAGTCCAATAGTATCTATTCCTTAATTGAGCAGAAACTAGTTCAGAGTTAATATTTATTGCACAAACTCCAAGTTGATTCGATATAGTAGCATAGTCTGCTGCGGGCATTTCTACGTTTTCCAAAAGAAAAAATGGAGCTTTGGTTTCGTTTAATCCTCTCATATATTCCCAAAACAAGGAGCTTTTATTACCTTGCAGTCCTTTTCTATCTCGATTGGCTTGACTCATATCTTGACATGGGGAGCCGCCAATAAACAAATCTATCTTTCCTAGTTTCTTAAAATCGACATTGCGGACATCACCAAGTTGAATTGTATCGGGATAATTAGCTTGTGTTACTTTGATAGCATCTGCCTTGATCTCACAGGCGAAATACTCATCAACTTTTATTCCTGCTCGCTCAAGCGCAACACGACCACAGCTTATTCCATCGAAAACACTTACCACTCTCATTTTTGTTCCTTTTTTTCTTGTTTTGAGGGTTATTCATAAACTTCATTCCCGCACGTAGGGCAGAATGGATTTAAACAGTTACATTTAGGTTCTCCTAAAGTTTGGGATATATGCACCGGATACCAAACCTTTGCTTTAGTCTCCGTATCAATGCCATGAAACCAGACTTTCCCATTGTCTACAGTCTCAAAGGAAGTGATTTCAGCCTTCTTTATGTTTCCTCTCGTATTACGATAGGAAACTATATCTCCAATCTTAAAATTGTTCATTTCCAATTTATTTTGAATTATTACTTTCTAAAAAACATGTCCCCTGAAATTGACCGAGCAGTATCATCTCCGGGACGATCCTTTTAGTTCTATGACGTTAAACATTTCTTTTACACGATCAGCGATATAATCACCGTATTTGTTTCCAAACTCTGTATTTGGATCGAGATTGGTCGTAACGTGGGTAATAAACTCCCTTCTGACTTCATATCGAAGTTGTAAAATGGTTTGTATGACATTTATCCCGGTCCCGTAATGCTTTGAATCTGTAGGTTCACGTCCCAATTCATCAATAGCCAGATTACACATGTATTCACGATCAGTAAACCGAAATAGCCCGTTCATACCTTTCTCTGCATACATGAGAGATATTTCTACTGCACTAGTGAGTCTAAAGCCTATGTGATCGTTATTACATCCGTATCGTAAACGGTTGATCTTGCCTAGATAACGCTGTAGCCCTTTTATCAAAACAGACTTGCCAACTCCAATTGGTCCCCATAAAAGCAAGCCTTTTGAGGAATCAAGCATCTTACTTCTGCCTAATACATAATCATACAATTCGGATAATAGGACCTTGTTGCGTTCGTCAATGATAAATCCCGGTTCTACTTCCTTCATGGAGTTAATAAACTCTTTTTTCCAGAAGTGTTCTACTCGTTCCTCGTTCCATGTTATCTCCTTTCCTTTGATGTGAAATTTAACCGAAGGAGATTGATTTGATTCCGGCTGACTTGGTTTCATTAGAGGAATCAGCTCCCCGACTGTTCTTATTGCTTCCATTCTTTTTTTCTATTTGAAAATCATTCTTTTCCCATGTCCTTACTGCTGCCTTCCAGTCTTTCATCTTAGACCGCCCGACCATCCAACCGTTAGAAGTATAATGATCCAACCACTTCTGTGGATTAACATTGTTTTTTCTTTCTATGCAGTAGGCAGAAACTTCTTCAATAGATGGAGGAATAAACTTTCTAGTTTTTACGGTTTCCCCTATATTATCTTTTTGTTTAGTTTCTATTTTAGTTTTATATATATAGTCTGGCGCATTGGTTGGCTGATTGGTTCCCATATTGGTTGGCAGATTGGCTGGCTCATCTACTATCTTTTGGGCTGGCTTATCTACCGGAAATTTTACGGTAGTTGAATTCACAATCGAATTCTCAAAAGCTTTTTCAAAAGAGTACAATCCTACCACCCTTTTACTTTTACCGGATTTATAATAAACTAGTCCTGCATTAATCAAAGAAAGCCTGGCACGGACGAGAGTTTTCTCATCAATATTAAGAGCACAACAGAGTTCAATATTCGAGCAACTGAAAACGTCCTCCCAACCCTCGCTGTTACAAACGGCAACTAATTCGTAGAATAGTGCCTGTTCGGTAGCGGTAAGTCGATTACGTCTTCGTGCTTTTCTCATTTTTTCTGTTAATGTATATCCGTCCATAGTTTAATACGCATGAATACAGATTCTTTTACTATCAGCGACAAAACGCCGTTTAAGCTTATAACAGTAGGCAACACGTGGATTCCCTTTAGCTGTGGGAACAATAGTTCCATTATTGCATTTTGCGCAAGTATCTGGGCGGATAACTTGCTTGTCTGATTTCTTTTTCATATCTATTTTTCTTTTAAATAATCTGTTACTACAGCGATAAACTCCTCCAAAGACCGGCAGACAACATACTTCGCTCCTATACTATCAAATTCCTTTTGATAGGCTTTTTGGTGATCGCTTTGCCTTCCTGTTTTAGTTTTTAATTCAATCCCCATAAAAGGATAATACTTGTTAGGGATCAACATAAGTAAGTCAGGGAAACCGGCACGTACTCCCATCTGTTTAAACTTTGCAGCTTCGATAGCATTCCGTTTACCGCCATTAGGAGAATGATGCAACCTTAGCCTATATTGAGGATATTGTAAATCGAACCAGCAAACACAAGCTCTTTGCAAACCATCCTCTTCGTATTTTGGCTTTTTGCGGATATTTTTGCCGCAATACTGGGCTTTCATTTCTTCGAATGTCATATCAACCTTTCTCCTTACTCCTTTGGAGTTTCTTTCTAGTTTTACGAATCATATCTTCATCTCTCAAATTATATCCTCTAATGAGGATTCTGACGTTTTCAAGCACCGGACTATCGTCTGGTATTCTTGCTTGGTGATTGTTATTTTCATGTGGGCAGTTTAGGAGTCGAACCTAAATAATTGCATCTGCAATACATAAAGCACTTCGTACGCTTTCTTTATGCTCTCGTTACCATTGAGAATACCTCCCCATGTTCGCCCGCCAATCTTCACAGACAAGCAGGCTGGGGTAAAAAGGTTAACAAAGCTATCTCAATAGCTCACTCTTACGGATTATAGCTTTACCTGTGACGATAGTGCTTTCCGTATTATGAGATAATGTACTTTGCTTAATTCCTATCTGATCTTCGGATAAATGGCGAAATATACCCGTTACCGAGCTGAAGTAATAGTTCCGCTTTTCGAAGATCAGGTAGACATGGATTACTTTAGTTTTTCGCATTGTTTTTATTAAGAACTTCCAAATAACAGCTATTTGGAATTAAATGTAATTCTTGTTTTTTTGAATTTCTATCTCCATTAACTGCAAAAGTCGATCCTCGTCCGAACTGGGGAGATATATCCCAGCCTCCCCAGAACTCCAGTTTCTAAAACGAGTAATTGCATTGCTCATTTCTTCCGTATCCAATTCGGCAGAACTACGAAGAATTTTAATATTACCCAAATACTTATCAGAAACTTCCTTTATGAATATGTCTTTATTACATAATATCTTGAAATATTTCTGCTTTACATATTCTAAAGTATTTCCTGTCTCAGAAGCAAAGTACCCTAAAATTAAATGAAGGTATCTATTTTGTCTGTCAGTACGTATTGGTTTCTTTTCTGTTAATTCTACTATTTTTCCATTTTTAACAAGCAAAGCGGAACGAGATTTAAACTGTTCCGCTTGCAATGGATTAGAAAGATCGTATAACATTTCTAGAATGGAAGATCATCCGATGGTGAAACGCTGGGAGCCGAATCAATTTGTTCAGCAGTTGGAACATTAGGTTGTGGAATATATTCTTTAAAATCACCACAAAAGTAATTTACCCCGTCTTTTCGTTCTTCCTGTTTAGGGGAACAACTCATGACATGAGTATGACCATACGTAGATGGTCGTTTCCTTTCTAATATAGCTACATTGAGATATATTTTAGTACTACCATCCTTACATTCTACTTTTTTGAATAATTCTTTCGGGATATCCGAAAGACAAATACTACCTGTTAGAATCATTTCTTTTATTTTTTAAAGGTTATACTATATGATGTTGTACTTTGTTTAGCAGGAGGAAATAATTGAAATATATCTCCTGTATCCTCATCAATTTCTGTCTTAGATTTTGAGAGTGTCTTCAAATACTTTTCCCTTTCCTTACATTGTTCATCTATAATCTTTCTTTCCTCCACAAGACGTTCATAAACCGGATCGTTACAAACAGAAAAATCATATGTAACACCAGTTTCCTTTATTTGGATTACTGCACCTAAATAGCCGGGAGACTCACCTTTCCCATATTTCTCGCATTCTTGTATTACTGCTGTCTCTTATACACATCTGACGCTGCCGACGATATGCAGTGTGTAGA